TGTTGGAAGCATTTGAAAACAAAGCGTCCCAAGGCTATTCCTGGAACAATCTCATGCTCAGCACGTGGACAGACCACAACGGAGAAGAGATTCGAGTTCGTGACGCATATGAAAGAAACTGTACTCTTGTTGATCTCACCGCTCAGCCTCAAGAGTTTGTGGAAACTTGGGATACTTGCATCAAAAATGCAGTAAACCAACCCCGTAAGGCACAAGTGGGCATTGCATTGCTGAAATTTGCAGCACAGTGGGGTTTGATGCGGATTGAAAAAACAGCCTCAGATTACAGTGTGTGTTTCAGTAGTGAATATCAAGGACACTTGACCGAGTAAATAAGGCTATGGATTTGGATTTTCAAAACATCTGGAACATCCTAGTCTCATGTCAACCTCCTGAGATCACACACTTTCAACAAAAGAGCCATCCTGGCCGCGGATGGTGGTTAAAGACATGTGTACCACTTATTGGTGAACCAGACCTATACAAAATTTGGAGTCGCATCATCAAAAACAACAATCGTTTGGTTTGTATTACTAGTGAAAGTTTTGATTGGCAACAGGCCCCAATTCCAAATACTGCTAGCATTTGGTGCCGCGATGGTATAGATATAACCCTAAAAATCGCAGATGGTGTTTTTGACTACAACATATTGCCTTTTGAAAATTCATTTAACCAACATGGAAACTCCTTAAGAAAACAATTGCTTAAATTCAACGAATCTTATCCAGGGGCACTAGCACCTGATGAGTTGACAAAGCTGGTTGCTGTTGCAGACTTGATGTGTAACTGGCAGACAGAAACACAAGCGACGGCCCGTAGGGCAAAGTTCAAGGTAGTTGACAATGAAGAAAATCTCAGCCAAACCCATCAGTGCACAAAGTTGGATGTTGACTGAATGGGGGAATAGAGTTGGAGTGCTCAGTGCCCAGGATGGATCTTACACGCTCCTAAGCAGCCAAAAAACTGAAACATTCTCTAGTCAAGAGGCGTTGGAAAAGTCGCTGGGGTGGCACATCACTTTTGAGCAACTGGAAGCAAAGGAAGAACCTTTGGACAAAATTGGCGTTTGGCCAATCAAGCATACGAATCCACAAAATGTCCAAGACTCTCCTTTTGTTACCTATTCAAAAACAGCACACAGCAAAAGTAGATTTGCAGCTGGATATTGGGGCATTCACTATAGTCATGGCTGGAGTCCCAGTTTTTGTCCCAAGATGGAAACTGTAGAAAACGCCCCTACTGTGGGGCCATTTTCCAGCAAGTTGGAACTCAATACAGTGCTCAACAAAAAACAAAAAGAGGGACAAAAACAGCCATGAGCAGCAACTTTTCCAGTGATCCCATCAATCAGTTTGTGAAACTGGTGAACACTGCTCGCGACTACAACTCAAAAGAGATTCGCATGTCAAGAGAAGACGCGGAAAGTTTGGCCTTGAGCTTAACTGCATTGTTGGCTCGCGATGTAAATCTTGCACAAAAAGTGATGGAACTACAAGAAAAACTTGTGGGGCAACTGCAATCAACCCCACGCAATCTAGATCTCAATGGAGGCACGTTCTGATGTTGATGAAGCCTGTGGTTGATCCCTTATTCCAAA